TGCCCCAAAGAGCCATGTTTCCTACCTATAAATTCTTTGTATACAGATATTTATAAAAAAAAGAGACCTTTACTTATTGGTCTCCTTACGCAATACAACTCTTAAAAAATTAGTTGTTAAATCAAGTAATCCATTCTCCTCAAATCTTTTTGTTTTTGCTAACCACTCAGAGGCAGTTAACAATAGACCAAGAACAATGGTTACTCCCCAGTTAGTTACAAGACAAGTAATCATGCCTGTGGTGTAAAGAGTTTTTCTTTAACCAATTGATAAACTACATTGTCAATGCTGTTATCTGTGCTATCAACATACTTCTTGAGCAAATCAAGAACTAGTTGTTTAACTGCTGGATGTGTTGCAATTTGAATCAGAAGTGGTTTTACCACTGCTACTACTGCGCCCATGATGACCTCCGTGTGAAGAGTATCCTGTGCTATTTATTAGTTAGCTGGTTTAACTTGCGATTTACCACCTTTTCTCTCTCTTTCTTCCCATCCACCTTGAATATCATCTCCTGCAAATCTATTACCAAATTGACTTTTGATTGGTTTATCCTCCGAACCACCACCAGAAGATTTCCATCCAGCAGGTGGTCTATGTTGCTCAGAAGCAACCATTACAATTGGATCTACTTTATCCTTAGTCATTATATTCATTACTTTTTCATCATCAGCACCAAGAACCATTGGGTTTTTTGCTCCCATTGCTCTTAATTTATTTTTAAGAAGATTGCGATAGGTCAAAATAGCACGAGGATCTTCTTCTTCTTTATTTGGAGCAGATTCTGCCGCCTCTTTTACAACTTTCTTACGCTTCTTCTTACCTTTTTTCTTCTCAGGAAGACCTTCGTGTTCTGTAGAAGCAAAGTCCTTTACATCCTTTTTCTTCATACTCTTAGCAGCAGACGCTACTTCAGGAGAAGGTGCTTCCATTTCACCCTTTTGTGTTGCTCTTACCATTCCAAAAAATCTTTGCTGAGCCTTGCTTAATGCTTTTTCAGTAATAATAGGACCTTCTGCCTCAAAACTAGAATTGATACTCAAACGAACACTAGGAGTTTTTACACCATCTTCCTCTTGCGGAAAAAGTTTGATGGCACCAGAAGTATAATTATCTACTCCAACCGTTCCATTAGTTTTCTCTTCTTTAGTCTTTGCTTCAGTCCAAACATAATCTTCTTTCTTTACATCTTCTGGTTCATACCACTTACCATCACCGTCACTGTCTTGCCAACGTGGTTCAGTTGTTTTCTTGTGCTTTTTATGCCCAGGTTTGTGTGCCTCTTGCACTTCTGGTTTGGTTGGTTTGGTTTTAGCACCAAATACTTTTTGTCCAACATTTTGAACAGTCTTTGGCAACTCATCAACAAACTTCACTACACCAGCAGGTAAATTTGGAGCACTTCCACCTGTTACTGCTTCTTTAACATTATCTCCGTTCGAAGAATCTGAACTTGTTGTGGATGGGTTTGGTGAAGAGGGGGCGTTGAATCTTGCCTGAGGATTTTGGGAACCACCGCCTCTGCCAGGATGATGAGATGGTGATTTTACATTACCTTTATTGTTATTATTGTTATATCGAAATTTAGGGCGACGCATCTCATCTAGTGCTTCACCCTCTGGTTCATAAGAAGCGGAAACAGTTTGTCTCTTTTCAATCGCACTACCAATTGCTTTACGACGCTTCATCAAATACTTATCGGACTTATCTCTATCTCCATCATTATCAACATCCCCATCCTCTTTACCAACTGGATCAAGTTTTGTTGCTTTCTTCGCTCTCGCAGTATCCTCACCTCTTTTCTTTTCACCCTCTCTTGGCTCACCATACTCAGTCAGTTCTACCTTAAGACCTTGTGCTCTAAGTTGAGAAATCTTTTCACGAGTCGCATATCTTACATATGAATTTCCAGTTTTTGTATCAGTAACACGAATCTTATACTTCTTTTCACCACTAGCAGCAAGTTCTTCTAAGTAACTATTCTCAATTTGTGGTGCTTCAACACCCTCAACAAATACTTTAAATAAAGCCTTGACTACGTTGTCAGTGGCAGTCTCCTGAATATCAGCAACAAAATCCTCTTTTACAGCCGCTCTCTTCTTAGAAACCATCTGTCTTGCCATTGCTTTTACAGCAGGGCTGGAAGTTGACTTGGCAATTCTCTGAAGAATCATTCTCTCCTGAGATACTGGATCTACTTTTTTATTACCAAGAATTCCTTTGACTTCATAGCGAGCGTCATAAACAAGTTGTCTTGCTTTCTTTTGAACAAGAGCTGCAGCATCACCAACAGGTTGCTGAACTCTTGCTTCAGAGATACGGTTACTCATTTTGAAAGATTAATTACTTACTTTTCTTATACTTATTTATGAAATTCAAACCGAACCCTTTTTGATTATATGCCAAGTTTTCTCTTCCAACTCCAGCACCAGGTGTTTGCTGAGCAGCATACTTTAAATATCCAGTGGTTCCAACCAAAGTATTTGGTTTTCCAGGAAGTCTCATCTTACTATCAACTCTCTTTTCTTGATATGCTTCCATCACATCTTTGATCCAAGACTTGAACATAATATGATCTTCAGTCACACAAATTAGGTAGTTTGTACCTCTACGAATAATACGACCGACAAGACCCGTGTTTAGATTTTCAACCAACTGACCAATATTGAAAATCTTTTCCATCAAATAGTTTTCTCTCAAAGTCTTTTGATCTAACTTTGGAGCAACATCCCAGACTTCTACAACTTGGTCTTGAATACCCATTGCTTGACGAACAGTATCAAAAACTGCTCTTGCATCTTTGGGTCTCATCTCCGGAGGCATTCCAGCACGGAAAGTTTTAAAGTCTCCTTCTGCCGCAGCAAGTCTCATTCTTGAAGCGGAAAGACCTTCTACACCTTCAGAGTCTGGATCACGATCACCAGCAGAAACTACTTCAATATTATCAAACTGATAAAGATTACCGTTATAGTTTGTAGCAAGTTTATTAAACTCTTTGACTCTATCGGCACCACCAACAATTCTTACGTTTGTATATCCATCATTATGTGCTTTTTTCAAAACATCGAAGATAGTTTTTGTATTTGCGTCATTGGCAATTCTTTCACTGTGTTGAGGAAACATTGTTCTCATCAGTGAAACTTTTGTATCAGGATCAAGTGGATTCTTTTTCTTGTCCTGACTACGTGAAGGAACAATCATATAGTCACCCTGATCCTGCTCTGCCGATGAAGCAGCAGTATCCATCAACTGAAGATGCCCAAGGTGAGGAGGATTAAATCTTCCAAAAGCAACAGTCAGAGTTCCTTTTGTTTTTTCTACTGGGAGATAATTGACTGGTGGTTGCTCCACAGGTGCTTGCTGTGCTGCTGCTTGCTGCTCAGGTGGAACTTCTTGAGGTTGTGGTTGTTGTAAAGCAGGATCTACAAAATTTGGATCTGATACATTCTTCTCAAGTTCAGTTTGCTTAGGATCTTTTCCACCAACAGTTTGTCTCTTATTAAAAAATCTCAATCTACCCTTTTCAGTCTTAGCAACAAACTCTCCGTCCTTATACCAACTACCATGACCGTCACCCTGCAACCCAAGTCTTGCTGCTTGTTGGGATGCAGTTGTTTCAGTTAAAAATTGAAAAAAACTTTTCATTACAGACCTGAAATATATTTCTTAAATATCAAAACCTATATGTATTTATTATGGCAATAAAGTGTCTATATTTATGGCACTTCCTCTATAATATCTTGGATAAATTGCAGTTCTTGTTTCAGGAACAGTTCCCGATGGAGTTTGAGTTGGTCTACCTCCCCTTTTAGTTGTCATTAATACAGCACGATATCCGCTTGTATTATCTACAAACTTTGTTATGTTTCCATTCACTTCATGGTCTCCAGTAAAAGACAATTTATAAGTAACATCACCATATGGAGAAATTATAGGATCAAATACAAAGTGCCCTTGTGCAATTAAGTCTACATTATCTGGTCCTCTTTGTCCACCATAGTCTGGTCCAAAAATAGATCTATTAATTAAAGTAGGACTATTAATATTTCTATAAACACCCTTATCCAAAGTTCCACCCGATGAGAATGGATTATTTTCTATCTCCCTATCTCCAATTGCATCAGAGTACAACTCATATAAACGAGTCAAATAAGATTGCACCTCAGGATCTTGATAGATGAGAGAAGCATCTTGAATATTTCCCGCAACCTCAGAAACACCACCATATTGACCAAAAGCAGTTGGACTTTCTCCTGCTTTATGAGATATATGTAGAAGTGATTTTCCTCTTTTATCTTTGAAAACAAAGTCCGACTTTGCTTCTCTACCGTGTATTCTATTTGATACCTTATCTATTTTATCTATTCCAAAAATTGGAGGTAAACCGTCTATTGTGACATCAATTGTCCCACTTGAAGCATATCTTTTCAATTGCTCTATATTTTCTTGTATTAAATTTAAATATCTTTTTTCAACATCATCACCAGCACCAGTTGGTTTTCTAATTTTATTAATATTAATATAACCTACTTTTTGCTTGTAAGATATTTTGGCATATCTACTTCTACCAACAACTCTAAAATCGTTTTCCTTTATCATAACAGTATTATCCTGATTCACAGTGTAAAAAGGTTGTTTAGTTCGTGCTTGTTGTGGAGTTTGTGGAATATCAAATACTTGTTTATAAACCGGAACATTCATCTCACCTTTCTTAATTTGAAATTGTATAATATTCCATCTTGGGTTTTTTTTGACATAGACATCCCAAGAACTTTCTCCCGATGTAGTTCTTTCTGCCAGAGTTGCCATCAGTTTTTATTGATATTTAGTGCCCAAGAGAGGACTCGAACCTCCACGCCGAAGCACATGATCCTAAGTCATGCGTGTATACCAGTTTCACCACTTGGGCAAGTGGAGAATAGGGGACTCGAACCCCTCACCCCTGCCGTGCAAAGGCAGTGCTCTACCAAATGAGCTAATTCCCCGAAAACCCCGAAGGGTCAATCAGATTCTACCACAGAACCAATACCATTGTCAATGTCTTGAATCACGGTACGAATATCAGAGATGCGAGGAGGGACACTCACTTCATCGTAAGTATATCCTTGTTGTGCCTCAAACAGAACTTGACGAACTGCGGCAGCAGCACGAACATCTAGTTTAAGAGTAACTTTTTTCATCGGTTGTTAAGCAAGAGATTTTGATAGTTCGGAATTAATAGTCAGAGCTACATCTGCAGGAACATTAGTATATTCACTTCTAAAATTATTATGCTGAATAATAATAACCGCACATCCAGTTTCTTTACTCGATTGATCAATATTACCAACTTTTAATTCACCATCACTTTCAGTAAAATAAAGTCTTCCAATTTTTTGTTCTTTAAAAATATTTGGAAGTTTTTCTCTCCACTCATCCCATTGTTCTGACATTTTACCATTTTTGAATCTTTGAGAAATCATATCGACAACTTTATCCCAGTCATCATTATCAAGATAAAAAGTAAAGTGATTTTTAGCAATCTCTTTAACACCTCTTAACGCTTTACTTTCTGGATTTCTTTTTGCTTGTTCAGAAAGAGCTTTTCTAACAATTAGCCTCCAAGTTTTATTAAATTCTGCAGAGAAATTTGGATATTTAAGATTTAATTCCTCTACGGTTATTCTTTTTTTAGTTGAAGTAATCATCGGTCGTCAGCAGCACGGTTTTCAGAGAAATAAACATCAAAAGCACCTTCAGGATAACGCTTGAGAAGTTTTTGAACATTACGAGCAACTACATCATCAAGAGTAGTATCAAGAGCCATACAAGCCTGGGCAACATACCACATAATATCACCCAGTTCAATAATCAGGTGCTCACGGTTATCCTCATTATAAGGTTTCCCCTGAAACACCATCTTCTTCACGATTTCCATAAACTCACCACCTTCGGCATTGATACCAACAGCGGCAGTCAGGAGTCGTTCAATATTAGCACCTTTTTCATCCAGTTCAACCAGACGATCAGAGAGGGCAAGAAAGTCCTTCGATGCGTCGGAAGTTACGGCATCGACAAACTCAGCATACTTATCAAAATTAACGTGTTTAGCAGTTTCCATTAAAATTTAAATCCTTCAAATGATTTTTTAGGTTTCTTGTCTTCGTTGTCATTATACTCGTCTTCATTGCCAGAGTCAAGTATGTCTTTTTGTGCTGACTGTTCGCAATCATACAGTCTCATTTTAGCACGGTCAATACCCACAATAAAACGCTTAAAAATTGTGGGGTCATTGTATCGGTTCTTCAACTGCTTCACCATAATTTGTCCCAACTGTTCAAGCTCTTCAGTGCTAATAAGGGCAAACATAAGATCAGCAGTAGCAGGCAAACCAAAGGACTCACTAGTATCAGTAAGTTCAACATCAGAAGAACCATAACCTGAACGAGTGGTCTGAGTAGCGGAGACAATCGGGACATTAAACTCGACGGCGAGTCCCCTAAGTTCTTCAGCAATCGCTTTGATATACGAATATGAATTGACAGAAAGGTTTGACTTATACCTGCTGGAAGCACAAATATTAAGGTAATCAATGAAAATAATATCAGGTCTAAATGACTTCTTGAGAGCAAGTTCATTGAGAAGTGCCTTAAAGTGTCCTGAATGTGCGGAAGCAGTTGGGTATTCTTTAATGACCAGAGAACCTTGTGTCTTCTTCGCAATACTATTTACTTTGTTCTCAAACATCTGACGTGGGAGATCAACCAGTTGCTGAATCGGTACATTGAGAAGGTTCGCATCAATCCTTTCTGCAATTCGCTCTTCTGCCATTTCAAGAGTGATATAGAGAACGGACCTGCCTTGCAGTAAGACGGAACTAGCCAGATGACACATGAATAGCGATTTCCCAACGCCCGTCCCAGCGAGAGCGATATTGAGAGTCTTATTAGGGAGACCACCCTTTGTGATTTTGTTGAAATATTCCAAATCAAACTCGATCTTATCTTCTTTACGGTGATAAAACTCATATCGCTCCTCATAGTTCTGAAGATAGTCGTGTCCGATATTATTATCAAATGATACTGCTAGGGCATCAGAAAGAATGCTTGGAATCGCATCACGATTTTTCTTCTCATTATTTCCATCGGCAATATGGATTGACTCCATAAGTGCCAAGTAAATAGCACGATCACGACACCACTTTTCAGTAGTGTCAAGTAACCACTGTTTTTCTACAACAGCATCATTCAGAGAAGCATTGATTTCTCGAATCTCTTTGACTTCAGTTTCATTAAGGTCAGTCCGATTTTCTACCTCAATGTTGAGTGCTTCAATCGTGATTGATGAACCATACTTAACAATGAATTGAACAATCTCCTCAAAAATGACCTTCTCGGTCTTTTGCTCAAAATAATCTGGTTGTATGAAAGGAATAACTTTGCGTGAGTAGTCTTCATTAAATACAAGGTTCCTTAAAATAGTTGTCTCAATTCTTTCCATTATTTGTAATGCAGGTATGTGCTCAATATGTACTTTGAACCACTTATAGGAGGATTACCCTTATGAGGATACATCCATAAAGGAGGAAAAACGACTAATTTTCCTTTGGATGGTTTAATTTGAAAATCCTTAAAAATAGTTTCTCCACCTTCCTCAACATCATTCAGATACCAGAAAAAAGATAAAAATCTTCTGGCAGTTGAATAATCAAGTACATCAACGTGTGTATCAAATCGTTCAGAACCACCAACATTGTATCTCTTTATTCTAAATTCTTCAAATGCATGTGAAGAAGGAAAAACTTTTTTACACACAAAATCATAATACTTGTCTCTATATTCAAATACGTTCTTTACAAGAACATTATGAATTTCTTCCTTTTCAGTTCGATTTGCTGTTAAATTAAATTGAGTAAAAGTTGGTGCTCCTTGGTTATCAAAATATTCATGTTTGTCTGAACTAGATTCGAAGAAAGAAACTAATTCGTCGCAAATATTAGATGAAATAGCATCTTCATAAACATGAATTAAATCGTTAAGTTCAACCATAAGAGAATTGTTCTTTTGCAGCGGCATCCAGTGCTTGCATCACATCTTCCGTAAAATACTGGTCTGGATTTTTCAGGATTTCCTTCCCGTAAATTTTCTTACCATTAATCTCATAACGCCCCGCAACATTCTTCCAGAGTCCAGCGAGTTCCCCGAGTTCCAGAAGACCATAATAGCGATCAAGACCGCGCTCATCATAAAATAGACGGACTTCAACTTCCTGGTTCTCCTTACTCAAACGCGACTTAGCAGTCTTAGCCTTGATAATGTTTCCGACAACTTCTGTTCCATCTTTCTCTTTCTTTTTGCCGAGATATATGATAGTAGAAGCGGCATACTTAAGACCGCTGCCACCACCCATCTCCTTTGTAGGAACATAAGCACCGATAACGTCATAAGTGTGGTTGGTTACAATCATTGGAATGTTTGCCTGCCCCAACTTGAGAGTAAGCATACGGAAAGCACCTTTCACAAGTTGCGATTTAGTCATATCACGAACTTGTTTATCGTTGAGTGCGTCAGTAATCTCTTTCTCAGTGGAAAGCATACCCAAAGAGTCTAACACAAACATACAAGGTTTGCGTTCATCTACAGGTTTTTTTAAGTAAATATCTACTGCCTTCAGTGCCTTGCTACGAAACTCTTCTATGGTGA